CGTATCATATCATACCCATATCACATCACATATCTGGCAAGCATCTCCTCTTATATCTTTCTGTTCTTATCTCTGAAAGTTACTCTACTGTGCGCGTGACGGTAAATATAGAGGTTAATCCCCGTACGCCAATAGAGTAAGTCGAAAACTCAGATGAATGGCGTGTGTTTTGTTCCGCTATATGTCAGCGTTAAACGGTGCATTGCTCTTGTTACCGCCACATATAACATACTCCGGTCGATCTCAGAATGATAATTTTTATCATCTACTTGTGGAATAATCACTTCATCAAATTCCAACCCCTTTGCCATGTGTGCAGAGGTGATAACGATACCTTGTACAAAAGCCGAACTTTGATTTGATAGGAAATGAATATCGGGAATTTGTAGTTTCTCTGCCATTTCACAAGCTTGCGATTCGGTTTTGCAGACAATTCCAAGTGATTTGTAAGCGGATGCCTGATGAGTAACTATTAAATTTTTAATGGCAGACAACTCTTCTTTCTCATTATTGAATTGTAATACTTGCGGTTTCTTTCCATGCCGTGCGACAGGTTCAAGTTCGGTATTTGTCCGTATTTGCTGTGCAAACTCTGTGATTTCACAAGTAGAACGGTAGCTTTTGCATAGTTTCATTATCTCGCCCATAATAAGGGCTTTCTGAATCATATCCGCAGTAGATGAGCCATAAGGATTGACCGACTGACTGGTATCTCCCAACACCGTTTTCCGACAAGGGAATAGCTTTTGCATCACCTTGTACTGGATTGGAGAATAATCTTGCATTTCATCTACCAGCAAATGTTTGACATAGTTCTTTGTACCACCTTCCAAAGCGATATGCAGGTACGCCAATGGTGCTATGTCGGCGTATTCAAGTATGCGGTTCTTCCGCATTTTAAAGAGTTCCGGCTTACCCATCCATGCGAAGAAATCTTTATAGACTTGCAGGTCATTGTTTCCGGCAAACATTCGCTTGATTTCTTTTTTAAGGAAATTCCGCTCGGCAGTCGTCACAGTAAAAGCATACTGTACTTTCATCATATCGAGAATATAATCAGTCATTGCCTCGAACCGTTGGCGCATGGGGTAGCGGTTGAAACGGTGGAATTGCTCTTCGATAAATTCAGACGGGACGGTGATATGTTTGGTTAGCTTCACATCCTCTGCTCTAAAGTAGTGGTTTTCGATGTACAAAATAAAGCGATCCAGACTGGCGATGAAATCGAAAGATGATTTATATTCGATTCGCTCGATAAAGTCCGGTGTTGGTTTTGTCAGTAATTCATTCACTTGCTCAAAAAAGCTAAAGTATTTGTATTTGTGATTCAGTACTTCGGAAAGTATCTGTTCCATGCTGGTTTCGGGTACGGTTTCTTCGCCCAGTTCGGGTAGCACGTTGGAAATGTAATCGGCAAATACCTTATTCGGAGAAATAATCAAGATGTTGTTTGAAGAAAGACTGCACTGAAAAGCATATAGTAAGTAGGCGATGCGGTGCAGGGCAATAGAAGTTTTACCCGAACCTGCCACCCCCTGAATGATGAGCGTTCGGGCTTCCTCATTACGGATAATCCGGTTTTGCTCCCGCTGAATGGTGGCAACAATGTTCTTCATTTTATCATCTGCATTAGCACTCAGTTCCTTTTGCAGTATATCATCGTGAACGGTCAGGGCACTTTCGATCATGAATTCCATCTTTCCAGCCCGGATACGGTATTGGCGTTTCAATGAAATATCCCCTTTTATCTCTCCCGATGGGGATTGATAAGATGCTTCACCTAGTTCGTAATCGTAGAACATACTCGAAATAGGTGCTCGCCAATCATAAATTACAGTTGTTCGGCTTTCAGTATCGTGAAAGGTGTGGATACCGATATAAACAGGAATTATCGGACGGTTCTCGCTCTTCTCTTGAAAGTCGATCCGACCGAAGTAGGGAATATCCACTATTTGGGCAAGCCGTCGGCGTTTGTCAATTACACTTTCGCCTATGGCAAAATGATTCAGGATGCTTTCACGCATGGAGCGTATCTCATGCGGATCAATATCTTTATTACTCCAAAGGTAGTCTTTGTACTCTGCCAATGTATCTACATGGTCTTTCACGGACACATCTGTATGGCTGATTATCTGCTTCAACCGATTGATTATTTGCTGCAAATAGCTTCTTTCTTGCTTCTCTGTTTGATTGAATACCATAGTAATTTATTGCTAAAGGATGAAAATAGAGTCACGAACGGTGCACAAAATTACTGCAATTGGGTAGGATAGGAAATGGCTATTTATAGCTATATATCCATAAGTTTTGTATCTTTGCACACTTAAAATGAACGATATGGATATTCTTGAACTCGCCCTGCATAATCAGCAAACCGCTTGGAAGGTACTGGAACATACCGGTATTATCCGGGCATGGGAACGTATTGGGGCAACCGTTCATCTGGTAGGGTCACTCAAATCCGGTCTGTTGGCAAAGAGTAGGGATATAGACCTGCATATCTATACCGATACATTGGATATTGCAGCCAGCTTTTCTGTGATGCAGGAACTTGCCGAACGGCTTTCTTTAAAGGAAACCCACTATAATAATCTGATTCAGACAGAAGAAGAGTGTATCGAATGGCATGTTCTCTACGAGGATGAGGACAGGAACACATGGAAGTTCGACATGATTCATATTCGTAAAGGCTCAAAATACGATGGTGTGGTTGAAAGAGCAACTGCTGCCATTACGAACCGACTTACCCCTGAAATCAAGCAAACCATCCTTCAAATTAAATTCGATGTGCCGGATGGTGTGCAGATTCCCGGCATAGAAATTTACCATGCTGTTTTCGTGGGTGGGGTTCGCAGTTACGAAGAACTGGAATATGAGTGAAAACTATACAATGGTATCAGTACCGAAAAAGACATCGAACGCCGGACGTCCGAAAGGGAAGAAGTCCTATGTCATGCTTTTCCGTTGGGAGGACGTTAAGACCTGCACCCGTGATGAAAAGGGCGTGAAGGTGACCGCTTTTGAAATGGCGGAAGGCAAAAAACCGATAGTGGTGTATGCTACGGATTCTACAATAAACATCTATCATACCAGTGAGGGGGAAGATGATGCGCGCGGATTCATTCACCACGTGGATTATGAGCATCCGGGTACGGAGCTGGAACATGATGAGTTTGTTAACAACAACATCAACGAGAACCTGGGAGCGATTGTTTTCGGGTGTTCGGGGGATGATGCGAAGATTGCCGGAACACCGTGTACTCCGCTCAAGATGACCAAGGCGGATTCTCAGGATAACAAGGAAGGGGATAAGAATACCATAAATTTGGCCAGTTCTTTACGCGGTGGCACTATCGGCCATATAGCCAAGAGCCTTATTCCGGCAACGGACAGCGAGGAAATCAACGCTGTTTTAGGATTGCCGCCTGCTTCGGAATTGTCGTCTGACGGAGACGGAATATAGTTTTGTTTAAAGGTTGGTTATAGGAGAGGCGTTTGCTTGGCATGCGCCTCTCTGTCCTTTTATAGGATATTGATAGGGGATATTTTTGTATCGAATTAAAAAAATAAATTATGGCAACGAAAAAGAAAACTGAAAAAGATGAGTTAACAAAGGTGGATACCACCCATGCAGATGTGAATGATGGTATGGCAGCGCCGGAACAGGAGGCTTTGTCTGAAATGGAGAAAGTGAATGCTACGGCTCAGGACCATATAACGGTTGTTATTCCTTATTGCAGGGAATTTGCTCAGGGCAGAGAGCTGCTGTATGCTTTACGCTCCTGGCAGGAGAATGTACGTTTCGGAATCAATGTGGTGGTCATCGGTGACCGTGAGGCTTGGTTCAGCGAAGAAATTACCTTTATCGAGCATCAGCGTGTATCCGATAATGCGCAGGTTGATACACTCGCTAAATTGAGAATTGCTGTAGCTTCTCCTGAAGTGACCGGATATTTCATCTGGAGTAATGATGATATCTATGTTATGAATCCGGTTGCATTGCCACACATCGCACTTCCTAAAGTATCGGGCAAGCTTGTTCCGATGAGATTCAAGGGACTTTATGCGGAGAATATGAAACAGACCGCAATGTTGTTGGAAAAGAACGGTTTGCCATGCCTGAATTATGAGACCCATACTCCGGTATTGTTTGATAAAGAGAAGTTGACAGCGATGTTTGAACGGTTCCCGGAACTGGAAAATGGAGGTTACCTGTTTACTTCTGTTTATTATAATTCCCATCCATATCCGACACAGCCGGTGTATCTTGATTGGAAAACCGACCAGGTGTTGCTGCCTGTAGTATCGCAGAGTCCGGATGAGAATAAGGTGGTTGATATCTTATCCCGTAAGGTGTTTATGAACAATACCGTTTCGGGGTATTCTTCTTGGTTGGAAAAATTCCTTAATAAATGTTTCCCGGTTTCTTCCGATTTTGAGAATTGAAGGGAGCTTACGGGAAGTGCTTCACGGAGAGAGCCGCTCTCTTTCCGTGAAGAATTTCCGTTCCTGAATGAACCGGGCTGCCCCATGGAGCTGGAAGCGCTTGTTTCGCGTAAGTTCAGCAAGTATCATGCTTATGTGCGGTTACACCGGAAATTGCGCGATTGCACCTCTTTGGAAGAATGCGCTACTGTCAGTCGTGAACTGATTGATAGCTATATCGGTAATCGGATGATATGGGAAGAATTGAACTATTACAAGGAAAACCACTCGCTATTGGGAAAACATCCGGCTTTTGCCGAGTTCCGCCGCAGGAGTGAGCTTCTGAAACTTCCGGTCAAGGAACTGGTACGTAGGCTGAGACAGGTGGAGAATAATATTTGGCGGGTTAAGTCGGAACTGGCGAAAGGGGATAAACCGCATTTGGATGCGATTCGCCGTGAAAGGTTGGCCGGCTATGAGAAGGAGCTGGCAGATATAAATCGTCTGTTGGAATGAGTTATTATTTTAATTTGGAGGAACTCCGGAAAGAAATGTCCGATTCCCGTATTTTCACCAGACGTTTTGAAACAATGTTGACGTTCAAGCTGAATAGTTTGAAAGAATTATGCGGACGTTTGCCTAAGGAAAACGAGGCGTTTTTTATCGAGACAAAGAAGAGTTTTACGGCATTTACCTTTATTGTGTATCTGATAAAGCATGCAGGGCAGGTGAATCATTTGTATGTAGCGACCTATTCGACGAATGAGCGTATCATCAATGCGCTGCTCCGTTGGAAGGAAAAAGGATTTATCGGCGTCATTCATCTCCATATTTCGGAAACGATTAAGTTCCGGATGCCGAAGGTATTTGAACGGCTGATGCAGCTCTACCGGGAAGGAACGATTGAGTTGTCTTTCTCCTGGAGTCATAAGAAGATAACCTGTCTTGACACAACGGCAGGTTATTTTGTTGTTGAGGGGTCGGGAAATTATGGGGAAAATGCAATGGAAGAGCAGTATGTATTCTTAAAAAACAAGGAAGTGTATGAGTTTCGTAGCGGACGAAGTGGTAAAATGGCGTGAAGATCCGCCATGGTTTGACCGGATAGACATGGATGAACTGGGACGGCTGGCCGGTATCGGTTATGAGCCGAAACAGATTGCAATGTATTACAATGTTCCGGAAACGGATTTTATCTGGTATTTCAACCTTGTAGGGTCTCCGTTGAAATACCATTATGAACGTGGGCAGTTGCTGCAACGGGCCAAAGAGGGTTTGGCTATGGCTGCCAGTGCGGAGACGGGGGATAACGTGACTCAGGCGCAGCGGTTTGATAAGTTCCGTCAGGCGACCGGGTATCGTAATTCGATTAGTAAGATATTTTATGACGATATAGGCTGATGTTTGAAAAATCTTATTTTGAGACCTTGCAGGACTACATTGCTTCAGGATGTACGATAGAACTGACCGGTGATGAATTGGATTACTATAATGCGCTGTATGCCCTGGTGGGGATAAATCGTAAATATGGTAAGGACAATGCAATCGCTTTCCTGATGCACGAGCCGTTTAATGTGGAACGGATGCGTGCCAGGCAGATGTACAGTGAAGCCATTAATCTGTTCTACCTGAATGATACCATAGAGAACAATGCGCACCGGAACATGGTGTTTGACAATCTGATGAAAGCTGCCCATGTGGTTCTTCAGAACGCAGTTAACTCCAAAGACATGGAAGTGTACGGCAATCTGACCGTACAGGCTGCCAGGATTAAGCAGCTTGACAGACCGGACCCGGTGAAGCCGAAAGAACTGGATGAGAAGCCTTTCAAGGTGTATGACCTTGACCCGGAAAAGGTGGGGCTTCCTTCTGCCAACCGGAATCTGTTGGCTGCTCAGATTGACTCGATGCCGGATATACCATCCAGGGAGAAGGTACGGCTGAAACGTGATGCCAATGTGGTTGATATTGATTTTGAAGAAATGCTCGATGACCAGGAAGAAAAAACTAAAGATATTGGATGATGTGGAGCTGCGCTATTCCAATTGGATGGCTCAGCTCATATCGGTTATGATGCCATGGTCGCTCTATTGGGTTGCCGGGCGTGCTTCTGCCAAAACAGTGCAGGTGCTTGCGGAACGGGTGCAGGAAGTTGCGCACGATTGTCCGGGTGCGCCGTTTGCATGGGTGTCGGATACCTATTCGGATTTGCACAAGAATATCATCCCCTCTCTTATTGACGGGTTGTCTATGCTGGGGTGGGAACTTGACAGACATTATGTGATAAACAAAGAACCGCCTCAGGAGTGGAGGGGACGGATGTACAACGTGTGCTCCGATTGGAGAAATACAATGGTGTTCTACACCGGCTTTAACTTCACTTTTATCTCATTGGACCGCCCGGCAATCGGTGCGGGACGCTCTTATGTAGGCGTATTCGGGGACGAGGTGAAGTATTTCCCGGAAGAAAAGTTCACGAACTTGCTGAAGGCGGTGCGTGGCTTTCGGGTGAAGTATGGGGACAGTGTCTGGTATCGCAGTCGTACCCTTACGACCGATATGCCGAACCCGAACCATTTGGGCGAATATGACTGGATTTTGAAGCTGGCGAAGCAGAATGATAAGAAAAAGATACTGCTGATGCTGCGTACCGGTTTTGTCTACAATGAGACGAAAAGAGAATACCTGGCCTGCCTGCAGCATTATAATGAGCTGAAGAATAGTTTCCGGACCGACAGGTCTTTGGAGGCAAAGCTGATGGCCGCCGGGCGTTCCCTGGAACTTGCCGGAAAGAACATGAAACGCTGGGAAGCCCGCTGGATAAAGACGCGTCGTGGTGTATCGTTTTTTTTCATATCTTCTTCCTATGTGAATGCGGATGTATTGGGTGAGGACTGGTTCACGGATGAGTTTGCGGAAGGGCTTGAGGGTTTGGAATGCAATGTGCTTTCCATCATTCCGAAATTGGAGGCTGGCCAGATGTTTTATTGTAATCTGGCGATGAAGCATTTTTATTCGGACGGCTATCTGAATGAAGTGATAGAACGGCATCCGTTCGGGTGGGAACAGGACTGCACAGTTCTTCGTTACCTGGATGTGAACAAGCCGCTGGAAGCAGGCATGGATGCGGGCAATATGCTTTCCATGGTTTTTGGGCAGAGGAGCGGGCATATCATGCGCGTGATGAAAGAACTGTACACGCTTCCACCGAACAGTGTGCGTGTGTTGGCGGATAGGTTTCTGTACTACTTCAAACCGCACAGACGTAAAATACTGAAGCTGTATTATGACCGTGCCATGAACAACTACAAAGGGGTAGGTGCGGATATGGCTACGCAGATAAAGAAGAACATAGAAACGGATGCTGACGGTAATCGTACCGGATGGCAAGTGCAGCTAATGTCTTTGGGACAGGGGAATATCGGCAGTAACCTGGAATATCGTTTCTTTATGGACTTGCTGAGCGGAAACCTGGAGCGCAATCTGTTTTTGTTGTTGATAGACCAATATAATTGTCCGAACCTTAAGTCGGAAATGGAAGTGACGGAAACCAAAATAGCGAGCGGTCCTAATAGTGCCAGTCTGATAGTCAAGCAGAAGACTGGGGATAAATTGCCTACGCACAGACTGCCTAAGGAGTCTACCAACTTGACGGATGCACTGAAATATTTCATATTGAGAAAGGAATATATTCGTGTGTGGAGGATAGGCAGGAGTGTATCGGGTGCTGCCTCTGTATAACACTTTTTTTTGTTGATTTCGTTTAGCCTGGCCTTGTTGTCCGTGAGGATAGCAGGGCTTTTTTGTATGGTGTGCCGGTATGGGTGGGATAGGGCGCACTACGGGCACGAAACTACGGGACTGTAAATATTTTGTCATATTTCCCAATGCGGGCGGGCGGCTGCGATTGCAAACGGACGACGGCGCGGCTCGGGCAGCAAGCTGTTTCATTCCTGCGATTTTATCACAGGAATGGGGTTTGTTCTTTGTCTTTCAATGGAATGTAGTTTTCTAAAGGGCGTTTCTCGGTTGAAAAACGCCCGAATATGGTGGGAAGTCGCCCGTAGGAGTGGGGGCGCGCGAAAATTCCGTGTGGTACGCTTGGTTATAGATACTGTATAGGGTACAGGCATAACCAAACTTAACCACACGGAATTTTCGCGTTTTAGCGGTAGAAAGCAGTGCTTTCTGTCTGTTTTTTGCACCTATGCAGGTACGCCCGGTATTGTCTATTCAAAGGATGTACCGGGCAGAGCGGTATAGTTTTCAACTATGTATTGCAGGCTGTTTCCTTTTCTGATTGTCGCCCTTTATTTTCTGTCTCCTATCACTACGCAGTTTCGCTTTTTTGTGCTGCAAAGGTAAATGTTGACGTCACTGGCTCAAGTTCAGGCTGGCGTTTCATAAAAAATCTCCACCCTTTGGGTAGTATTCAAGCCGTTCCGGTTTTCTGAAAAACTTGCTCCTGTTCCTTACAACACCTTTTGATGCAGCGTAAAAAAGGCGAAACATACCGCGTAGCGACAGGCGACGCAGAAAAAAAAAGCTCCAATCAGGGAAACAGCCAAATGAAAAGGCTCACACCCGGAAGCTCAAGGTTCAACATAAAATTTGCAGCATTATGAAAACATTCACTTACAAACAGGCTATCGAGGTTTTGAACAAGTATTTCAAAGGATACAAGATATTGAGGAAGTTTGACGGTATCAGGGAACTAAGCATTCTTTTTCGGGATGAGAACGGGAAAAAGTGGGAACTGCTTTCAACGGCCGACCCCTATTTTCAGACGGTAGAGGATTTTGTAATCATAGAGGCGTAATATTTTAATACATAACATCTTAATAAATGGAATTATGAAAAAGGAAAGAGACGAGAAGAAAGAACGTGAAACACGGCTTCTGAAAAGGCAGCAGTTAAAAACATTGTCGCAGTCTTTGGTTGCCCGCAGGGAGATGGGCGAATACATGGGCAACGAGGATGATACGGTAAACGGTCTATTGCGGTTTTACTACGCTTGCAAAGGATACACCAACCTAAAGACTTTCAAGGAGTGGAAAAAGAAAGGGTTTACCGTTCGTAAAGGTGAAAAGGCACTGCTTATATGGGGAATGCCCGTTGCATCGAAAGCAGAGCGGGAACGCATCGAGGAACTGAAAAAACAAGGTCGGGAAGAGGATGCGAAAGAGGACTTTTTTCCGTTGTGCTACCTCTTTGCGGAAAGTCAGGTTCATAAGTTGGAGAAATAGATTAATCACTATTATATAAATCATTAATTATTAACTTTTTAAAATTTACAAACATGGAAAAAGAAGTAAAAACAATCGGTGAAGAATTGACAAAAGCAGTAGAGACAATGAAAGAAGCCGGTAAGGCAGGGAAAGAAACCGCAAAACAACCCGTGAAAGAGGAGAAGCCGGCCGATACACCCACCAAGGGTAAAGGGAAAAATTCTAAAAAGAATGAAGCGGCCAAGCTGCAAGAGGAGATAAACCGTAAGACAAAAGAGCTGGAGAAATGTCTGGCCGACCTTGAACGGAAAAAAGAGATTTCCCGCAACCGTACCGCATTTATCAACGCTATGGATAAACTCGATGAAGCAGCGGATAAATTGAAGCAGGAAGATACGTTTGAAACGGCGGTTTATAAATTGCGGTTTGCGGAAGCTTCGGGCTATGGCAGCAACAGCGATATTTTTACAATCTCCAACCGTTTTCTATTGGCGGAGTTCATTAAGTTTATGCAAAAGAAAATTCAGCAGAAAATCGAAGAGTTGGAGCAGCTTTTAATCAGTGAATAATAAGTACAGGATAGCCCGCTTTCGGGCGGGCTGCCTTTAATAAAATACGGATATATGGAAACTTTGTTTGATAGTGCTTGCCGCTACATGAGCGACAGCGAACTGATATACGAGATAACGAACAGTAAGAAACTTGTTACCGAAGCGGAACGGCAAGGCGGGGAATATGATTTGAACGGATTGTTCTCCTCGTTGACGCCCGGCCGTAAAAAAGTGGCTACGGCTGCCATTGAACTGTACAAACGGTTGCAAAGCAGGCATAACGGGCAGGACGCCATCCGTTGCAGTCAGGATATAGATGCGCTTATACACCCGTTTTTGTGGGATTTGCCGAATGAGGAACTTTGGGTGATAGCCTTGAATACTGCTGCAAAGGTGATAAAGAAAGTACGGGTTTCGGTTGGTGGCATAAGTCGGACAGCAGTAGACGTGCGGTTGATAATGCGCATTTTGGTGGAAGCATCTGCAACGCAGTTCGCTGTCGTACATAACCATCCGAGTGGAAGCAAACACCCCAGCAGGGAAGATGAAAACGTAACGGAACGTTTGAAAAAGGCGGGTACTCTGTTTGACATTCGTATGATAGACCATATAATCATAGCAGGAGATACTTATTACAGCTTTGCCGATGAGGGACGCTTATAGGGGGGGAACGGGTGCGGGGCGGCGCCCGTTTCCGTTTGCTCGCACACTCACAAACGGAAACGGGCGTAAAGAGGTATTTTTTTTATTTTTCCGTTCCTTCAACCACGGAGGGGCAAAGCCAAATATTAAATGGTATAAAAAAATATATCATTTTTGGCTTTTTTCTTTGCTAATGATATAAATATTTATATCTTTGCAGTGTCAAACAATAGCAATAACAATCCAATATGAAAAAGTACAAAGTAAGGGAAGTGATTAAATTGCTTGAAGCTGACGGTTGGGTTAAACTGAAGGGTTCCGGAGGCGACCACCGACAATTCAAGCATCCCACTAAAAAAGGAAGGGTGACGGTAAGAGGTCACGAAAGTGAGGTTTTAAGCCAATTTTTATTGAACAGCATTTGGAAACAGGCAGGGTGGAAATGACACCCTGCTAAAAAATAAGGAGAAGATATGGAAAAGATTAAAGTGAAAGTTGATTGGTGCGATAAAAATTTCGGTGCGGTTACTGAAGATGATGTTTTGTGCGGTGTAGTTATCGCTACTTCTAAAAGCTATGATGGACTTATGCAGGAACTTTCTGATGCTGTTTGTGAGCATGTAGAGGGACTGTTGCAGGATGGTGAAACTGTACCGGAATGGCTGGTTAATGGGGATTATGAGTTTGATGTAGAGTTGGGAGTTGCTGCATTGCTTCGTAAATGTGAGCAATTTACATCCTTGGCAGCCATAGCTCGTGTATCAGGTATTAATCAACAACAACTTTCTCATTACGCCAGCGGGTTGCGTGTGCCACGTATCGAACAAAGAAAGCGTATTGTTGACGGGCTTCATCGTATAGGAAAGGAATTTATGGAAGTTGTGTAGTTATTGTTTGACAGACGTATTATGCAACGTTCTTTAAGGCTTCCACGGGTTGGAAGCCTTTTTTGTGTAAATGTTGGATTTGTTAAATTTTTTGTAGATATTTGTACTGCCAAATATAAACCGAATATATCATCTCCTCATATCGTGTAACCCGTAGGCAATCGGGTTCCGGGTGGTTCCGGTTGGCGCACGATATGAGGAGATGATGTTTTAATACTATGGAACTGAAAGATTTTATAAAAGGGACTATTAAGGATATCTCTGAGGCAATTACTGAGCTAAATGAAGAAATAGGTGATACGGGATTGCTGGTTAATCCTAAAGTGGATAACCATTTGGAGAATACCCGATATACAGTTGATGGGATGATAATACAAGATATAGAGTTTAATCTTCAAGTGTCTGCATCAGAAAAGACTGATGCAGGCGGTGGTATTCATATTAATGTGTTGAAAGCTGGGCTGAGTAATACGACAGACAATGCGACTGTTAGCACTATTCAATTCAAAATAGCGGTGTCATTGCCCACGTGTGTGGGGTAGTTCAAAATACTCTGCTTGCCCAGTTGTGAGGTAGCGATAAAGAATCTCCGAGATAATAAGGGGGTGCAATTCCTTCTTGGGAAAGAAGTTTTTATACCAACTGAGTATTTCTATGGATTTATCCAAGCAATATTTGCGAAGTTCTATTTCGTTCATAGCGGATGTTTTTTGCAAAAATAGCATATAAATGCTTGAATAGAAAATTATTAATTAAATATCTAAATGTATGAAGAAAGTTTATTTGTTATTTAGTGTGATGTTGTTGATTCTGGCTGCTTGTCAGTCTTTGCCTACTCCAAAATCTAATATGGTAGTAATAGATTATGCAGTATTGACCAATCAAGGTATTTTTGTAACAGAATCGAACTCGGTGAATTTTGCTTATGAACCTATTGGAAGTATCTCTATTGATGAGTTAGGTGGCTGGGTACGTAAAGATAATAAGAAGCGGGCAGCAAATATAAAAGAGGATTATTATTATAATTCTCCAAATCCATATAATGGTAAACAAGTTTATCAAGCTCCAGATTTGGATAATATGTTCAATAAATTGGCTGCCGAATTACATGAATTGGGGGCAAATGGTATCATTAATTTGAAGATAACACAGACTGTTGAATTTCAAAAAGAGATAAAACAATTTATTCATAGAGTGACAATATCAGGTATGGCAATTAGTAAATGATTGGCAAATAAAAGCGGAGCAAAAAACTCCGCTTTTATTTTATTATTTCAAAAACAACTCCTATATTTGCAGTGCGAAACAGAGCAGCCCTGATTGGTTGTCGATGTGCATCGTATAATGCTCACAAGTTTGCGGGCTTTTTTTATGCCCGATTTTAAGATATTGGCGGCTGCCTTTCCCACACATTGTTTTTGCCTCGGCAATCATCATTGTTCTGTTTCGCGACACGGGATATGGCAGCCGTTTTTCTGCCTTTACGCGAAACAGAACAATGATATGAAAAATCAAACGTCCGGTGCACTCATCGCACCAGAACCCGCAGGGGTTCATGTATCCGAGAACTTGAAAGCTCTGAATGAGCAAGTCAATAACCTGCAAAGCCGCTATTATCGTAGCCTGGCTCCAGACTGCGAACTACATGGTTCTTCTGACCGCTGGTATTTCGGCGCCATCCTTTCAGCTTGTACAGGGTTTATATTTCCACCTTTGTTTGTAGTTACTGCTTTGTGCGTTTATAAGGCAAAGAAATGCCGGAAAGGGGTGAAAAATGAAAACCAATAGCGTGAGTATTTCCGATAAAACTTTGCAGTTGATAAATAGACTTCAGGGTGAAGATGAAATGGCGATGATATATGCGGAAGAAGCAGAGTCTTTGATTGATATGATTCTTGAAGCACAAGAACAATACTCGATTATTACTGAAAAAGAAGCGTTACATCATATTAATGTATTACGTTCCCTGTCAAAAGATATGGCTTTATTTGTACAATCAATAAGGAAGGAGGCGTAAGATGAACGAGGCAGTACAGAATAGCAAGAATATATACACAATAGAGTATCAGCTCCAGGCTCCGGTATCGGATGGATTGAGTGCATTGTTCCAACAGATAGAGGAATTGCGGTCGGGGTTTGGAATAGAGCCTTCAGAAAACTGCATTGATGTGGAGATACCATGTCAGAATAAATATATTCATTATACGGTTAAGGCTACGATAGATTATTCGCGGAAGGATGCCTTGTCGGTACTGGCCGGAGGTATGAGCGAAGCTGATTATATTATGCGCCACATAGCTTCCTGTACGGATGATAACGGTAATATTCTGACTGGTGCAAACGGCGGTTTGGCCAAGTTTTCCGTGACAGATATTTATTAGAATTTGAAGAAACATTTTTTTTACATTTTTTTTTTGGAAAGTCGGCGGTCTGTGAAGATAGCCGGCTTTTTTTATGTCCTTTTTCTTAAGAATGCTTCAGGATACCTTTGTATCGGATTAATTGTATAGCAATGGGGGCACACGCAGAAAGAATGATGCAGGGGCAGAACCGTGGAAGCTGGCGGAGCAAAAGCAACTTCTTCGGTAACCGTTATCCGCTTGATGTCGTTATCGAGGGAGATGCCGGTTATACGCAGCAGTTCGAGCGTCAGCAGAATAAAGAGGCGGTTGCTGAATTTAATGCGAATGTGAAAGCATGGGGGAAAAAGGTCGACGATGCGCTGCGGTTATCCGTAGCACGCTGGATTGATACGGATAAGAAGCTTTCCAAGTCATTGAAGCAGAATTATCGTCACTATGGTAAGACACCTATGGACGGGCAGGAGATAACCAGTATCGGGTTTGGTTTTAAAGCTGAAGGCGTGTATGTACATTTAGGTGTCGGTAGGGGATACAATATGGAGAATGGTACGCGCATTCTCACCAAAACGACGGATAATGAGTGGAAGAGAGAACCGAAGCCCTGGTTTAATCCTGTTATTGAACAGCATATTCCGGAACTGGTGGAGATTGTGAAGAAGTACTGCGGGACCCTGCTTGTGAATACAACGAGAATATATATTAATACATAGTTATGAGTGATATAAAAAAGAAGATAGGTAATTTCAGCTTTGTGGATACTGCTGCCGGGCAATATGCCATTAATATGAACTGGAGTCAGAGCATGAGCCAGTTCTTTGATGCAGGGACGCAGGATTGGGACGGTGAGCCTGTGACGGTAGCCGGGGTTCGGGTAGTTCCCTGGGGCCCGGATAATAACATGCCGAATGCGATCCGTGATTTGCTGGAGAAAAATAACCTGGGACCTGGCATTCTGGACCGTAAGACAGGACTGCTGTACGGTCAGGGGCCGATGCTCTACCGGGTGAGGATTGAGAATAATGAACGTATCCAGGAATGGCTGGAGGATGATGAAATTCAACAGTGGTTGGATAGCTGGGATTATAAGGAATATATTCGTAATAATCTGGTGGAATATACGCACATGAACGGGCATTTTACCAAGTACTATATGGGCAAGGGAGTGCGTATCGGCCGGCCATGGGTGCAGCGGCTGGAATCCCTGCACAGCGGGGAGGCCCGTTTGGTTTGGCCGGATGATGACAGCCGGCGGCTGGAAAACGTGAAAGAGTTTCTCACAGGCGATTTTGAATCTTTCCGGAGCCGGACTTTCCGTAAATATCCGAAGTTTGACAAATGGAACCCGACCAAATATGAGACGGCTGTCAAATATCACTGCATGCGTAGTTTCGGTAGGAGCATGTATGCTATTTCCTGTTTTTATGGTTCAGTTCCCTGGCTTGAGAATGCGAATAATCTGCCGGAAATCATTCGTCATTTGAATGAGAATATGATTGCCGCTGCCTATGTGGTACACAGTCCTCAAGAGTACTGGAATCAGAAGCGTGAACTGATTATGACCATGCACGAGGATTGGGATGAAGCGAAGATTCAGAAGGAAATGGAAAGATTGAAGGACGAACTGACTGAGATTATTGCGGATGTCATGGCGGGCAAGAAGAATGCCGGTAAGTTCTTTAGCTGCGTGGATTTCATGGATGATTTAGGACATACGCAGAGTTGGAAGATAGAACCGATTGAAATGAATATCGACAAATACATCGAGGCACAGGCGAAGATTTCCCGGATTGCAGATAGTTCTACGACCAGCGGTTTTGGGCTTTCCCCTGCATTGGCTAATATCATTATTGACGGCAAGAGTGACAGCGGAAGCCAGATGTTGTATGCCCTCAAGATATTCTACGGTGCGGATACACAGATACCGGAAGAAATTGCACTGGAGGCTATCAATGATGCCATACGGATAAACTTCCCGCATAAGAAAGGAATTTTCCTCGGTATCTATCGGAAAGTGATAAATAAGGAAGATAACGTGTCGGCCCCGGACAGACCGACTAATCAGGTATAGGAATTATGAAACAGAAGGATATTGATTTTCCGGATTGTTGGGAAGAAGTGAAGCCGTTGGAGTGGCTTCACTTGCTCAAGATACGCAGCAGGCTGATGAAACAGCCGGGAGTGGCTTTACTTGATGTGAAACGTGAGTGGTGTGCCTATGTTCTGAAGAATAGAGGGTATCGTTTTAAATCGAAAGTGGAGGATATGCTGTTGGTTGATAAATTGGCGGCTACGTTGGGCTGGATGTGGAAGGTTGGAGAAGACGCCGTTGAACTGACTTATGACAGTACGGAGAATCTTCTTCCGGTGTGGCGGTATCTTCGTGGTCCGGCCAGCCATGGATCTGACCTGACTTTTGGGGAATTTCGTCAGGCGGTGGCCGTGATGAACAAGTACAATGCAGGCCGGGATGCTACCGACCTTCGTGCATTGTGCGCCATTCTCTACCGGAAACCGGTCAAGGATAAGGGGTGTATCCTACGCGAACCGTTCCGTATGCAGTATATGTCCCGTTATATGGGGCTGGTGCGTGATATGCCTGAATGGGTGCAATGGGGCGTTTACGCCTGGTTCGCTTATTTTTGTGAATATTTGTTTTCCGGAGTTTTTATCATCGACGGGTTGGAACTCTGCTTCGCTCCGGTATTTGAACGGAGCAGGAAAAGTTCGGATGTACAGCCGGGAACCGCTCAAAGTCTGGGTATGAACAGTGTACTTTATTCAGTTGCCGAAAGCGGAATCTTCGGCAATGCGGATGCGACTGACGATACATTACTGCTACGGGTTATGATGAAGCTGCTGGACGATAAACAGCGGGCGGATGAAATGATAAGGAATCTTAAACAATAGTTATATGATATTCAATAAGAACAAAAATGGTGCTAAGGAACTGCGGGAACTCACAGGCAGCTATTATGCCAATAACTCCTTTTCCAAGATTTCCGGAGACATAGAAGTTGCGACTGAAGAACTCACCGTATTGATTGGTGAACCGGTTATGCAGTTGGCTGAAAAATATTATCAGAACGGAGAGGATAATGAACTGGTAAGGAAGGTTCAGCGGCCGATTGCCATAATGGCAACACTCCGGATGTACCAGAAGAACGACCTCAGTCATGAAGATGATGGCCGTAAGTTCAAGATGGCAACGGATAACAGTGAAAAGCTTCCCTGGGAATGGCAGCTTGACCGTGACGACGCGTTACATCTGGAGGAATATTATCGTTCCGTGGATGCGCTCATCCGGTATCTGAACAAAACCGGGCTTCAGGAATGGATGCAGACGGATACCTATAAGCTCACTCAACGGCTTATCATTCGTAATGGAAACTCCTTTGACATGTATTTCCCGATAGAGAAGAGCGAGCGCACGTTTCTCGTGCTTGTACCGTTCATTCGTGAAGCTCAGCGGTTGAAAGTGGAACGTGCCTATGGTGACGGATGGGATGAACTGCTGGCAGAGAAAGCGGTTCCGGAGAGTGATGTACATTATGCGGCATGTATGGCTGTTGCACTGTTTGCCATGGCGGCAGCTTTGCGTCGTCTTCCACTCCGTATATTTCCCAGTGGGGTGATACGCGGCTATATGGCCAAAAACGGAATGGCGGACAGCCGGATAGCCGATACGGATGATATTGTACGGGTAGCGGAATGGATGGAGGACGATGCAGCTGTTTGGTTGGATGAAATGAAGCGGGTACGTGACGGGATAATTCCGGTATATGACCTGCTTCCTAAAAATGATGAACGGAATAAATACTGCCGGTTATGAATGTGATACAGAGACCTAAGCCAAGGGAGTTCTGCGCGACCATGCGTGAGTACATTATTGATACGGACAGTACTATAACCTTTTCCGTGAGGTATGGCGGGAAGACTGTTTTGGAAGAGGAATATTCCCCGGATGCCGATTTTAAGGTGCGTACCCGTGGATTGGGCAAGTTCTGTGAACTCGCTTTGTGGGGAGTATGGTGTGCCGGGGAGAATACGGCCCAGACAGATGCGGCAGGAGACTTCACGTTTCTTATCAATGGAGTGGAGGATATGACTTGTTTTGTCATGTTCAGCCGTTTGGTCACCCGGAAAGATGCGGAAGCTCCGGGCTGTTTGAGTGAGGTAAACCGGAAAGTGACGTATCCTGGAGCAAAGGAATATGTAAGCGGTTTCCCGGTCGATGCGTCCGGAAAGAAAGGGATGAATGTGACAGCCTATTGGGATGACGGAACAGAGGAAAACCGTTTCGTAGCTGCCGGCAGTTACGATGATGGGGTTTATACGTTCGATACGAGTCCGGATGTCGTTTCCTCTCTGTTTGAGAAGCCGGACATTCTTCAATACAAAGTGGAGGTATCAGGCGGTTCCCTGCTGTTTGTCATAGACCGGACACGCTATGCTGAAGCATGGTGCTTCCGCTTTAAAAACGTATATGATATGCCGGAGACACTGACTGCTACCGGTGGCCTGAAAATGGCAGGAAATAATGAAAGTGATATGGCTGCCATGTATGGGGTAGACCGAAAGTTCGGTGTTAAGGTTACGGATGAATATACGGTTAACAGCGGGCGTATATTCTTCCAAAGCGATTATAAGCTGTGGCATAACCTGCTTAATTGTCAGGAAGCTGGCATTCTTGTTAATAATGAGTGGTTGCCGATTGTGATAACCAAACAGAAGTTTGAACGGGAATTTCGCAAGAGTGTTTTGAAAACAGTGGAGTTCAGCTTCCGGCTGGCTGATCCGGAGCAGAATAATTTGATAGGCTATGATTGATATTGTAAGATACAGGGAGATGCTGCTGGAAATCAGGCAGCGTGTCAATGTCAGGTCGGAAAAACCGATTGAGGGGATTAAACTGGCAGTTCGGGAAGGGCATTTGCAGAAGAAGCTGAAGGATGCGGAGGGTATCTGGCTATGTGGTAATTTCCCGGATGCGGAGTTGAAAGGCGGGATGGATTGCCATCAGGAATCCAACCAGATACTATTGTTTCTGCTGGAGAAAGTTCCTGCAGGGGAAGAAATGGATGAGGAAGAGTTGCAGCATTATGCGCTGTTGCAACGTATTATGGAACTGGTAAAGAAAGAATTGCTGGCAATGGACTTCGTATGTGGCGAGTTGAGTCCGGCAGATGGAATGCTGACCGAATGGGAGTATGATGTTTTTGGTGGGTTTAATGGGCTGAGTATTGGCCTGAAACTGGTAGATTGATATGACTGAGTTGTTTATAGATGGGGTATCGGTAGTGTTGCCCGCGGCTGTTGAGATACAGGTGAAGCGTGAAAATCCGTTCTTTACCAAGAATGGGGAATATACCTATGATATAGAACTGGCTTTAACCAATGCCGTTAATGCCCGGTTGTATAATCATTTACATAGGCTTAACTCCATAAAGGAAGTAAAGACCAAACGGAGGGCTGTACTGATAGCGGACAACCGTGTGTTCTGTGACGGTACTGAAGTGATTACGGGATGGACGGAGAAGAGCGTTTCCATACAGATAGCATCGGGGAACTCGGAACTCAACTATTTTATCGGTTCTGACAAGCTGGTTTCTTCTTTGGATATGGGTAGTGCTCCCATGCCGTCTGCCGGACGTAAGAATAGGTTACTGGATAAGATGTATCCGGAAGTGGAATATAATCTTCCGCCCGTGTTGGCCGGAGAAACCATGATTAATCCGTTCGAACTCGAATATTATCTTACAGAACAAAAATCCGGGGAAAAGGCAGGGGTGTACACGGAACTCTCTTTTAAAGAGGTTGCAGACGGTATATATATTCCGATGCCCTATATGGCGACTGTCATGGAGAAGATGATACAGGCACTTGGCTATCAGATTGTAGAGAACCAGTTTACCGATACACCCTGGAAATACCAGTTGATTATCCATGCCCAACAGATAACGGAATACGCCAAGATGTTTCCCGGCTGGACTGTGAAGGAGTTTTTGGAAGAAGTTGAAAAACTGTATGGTATCCTCTTTATTATAGATAGCCGGAAAAAGAGCGTCAGGATAATGCTTTCCGCAAATTATTACGTAGCTCCGCCGGTAGCCTATTTGTCTTCTGTGAAGGACGAGTACGTCGAGGAAACGGAAGACGAGGAGGAAGAAGTGAATATCGGCATCAGGAATGTGAAATATGATTTGCCGGATAGTGAGTATTACAAAAAAAGGAGATTGCCGGACACATTGATGGAGATGGCGGAAAGAAAAAATGTGGTCGGAATAGCTGCGGTACATGATTTCTTTGCTAATAAGTCAAATGGTATGGAGCTGGTTACGAATACCAGCACAGGGATAGAATACATCAGGACTTCCTTTGAGAAGGAGGATATAGGCGGAAAGCCGCATACCTTATATCGGGGATGTCCAGTCAATGAATATGCGGATTTGGTCTATGATGCCAGCCGGGATTTCGTTACATTGGAGATGATACCGGTACGGCATGGGGCAGTACCGATTAAACAGACTACGGTACAACTGGATGGGCGTGTGACCTATGCAAATGTATTGCGTATTGTTCCGGTTTTGGATAGTGCCGGTGACTTGACAGCTTCGGATGAGAATGTAGAGGAGAGCACCTCTTCTCAGGGTATTGAAGATTATATCAAGAATAATAATTATGAGGATGATACGTCAAAGAGTACGGTTTATTTGGGCTTTTATACGGGCATTAAGAAACAGACCGGCTATTTGCGTAGACCGGACTCAGACCCGTATCCGACCGTATATACGGACAACATACTCAATAAGGGACTGATATTCCACACTTCGTATTCAGGTATGGACGATGCGAAGATGAACCTGGCGGGGGAGTCAATGGAGCTGAAGGTGATTTCAGAGCATCTGTATAAAGAGGATTATGATATAAAGAGAGCGAAGAAGTTTACATTCCATTGTTACGACCCGAATATTTATGACATACGGAGTGTTTTTGTTATACACAATAAACGGTTTGTTTGCAAAGAATGTACATATATGATTGATGCGTCCGGACGGAAAGGAGCCTGGGAAGGTGTGTTCTATCCGATTTCCATAAGTGATACGGAAGCGTTGTCACGGTGGATATTGACGGATGGCAAATGGCGTGACGGTGGTGTCTGGTTGGACAATGGCCGTTGGCTGGATGAATAGTTTTTTGTCTGAGTAAGAAGTACCCGGTAGTCTGTGAGGATAGCCGGGATTTTTTTTATTATTGATAGAAATATTTCTGTTATTTCTTTGCTGTTAATAGAAATATTTCTATCTTTGCAGTGTCAAACAATAAATGAGATAAACATAATGAAGTATTCAGAATTTCATCGGAAAATTCTTGCGGCTGGTTGGAAGTTCAGCCACGCAGAAGGCAGCCACTACTTCTATACGAAGAACGGAAAGCTTTCGGAACCGGTTCCTTATCATGGAGCAAAAGAGTTTCCAGAACCGCTAAGAAGAAAAATTGCAAGGGCTATGGGGATTTAATCCCCACCCCCTTTTATATAATAATCTCAAATAGTATCGTTGTATCATGGAGAAAATAATAATGAATATTTGTGCAAGTTCCGACAGCTTCGGGGCTTATTCAGAAAACTGCGAAGGTATTTATGCAGCAGGGGGGACTGTGGAAGAGTGCAAGAAAGATGTTGAGGTTGCCATTGCCTTGATAAAAAAGAACTTGCCCGAAGAACGTTGGCCTGAGCAAATAAAAGGAGACTATACGCTGGTGTGGCATTATGATATACAGAGCCTTTTGCTTTATTATGGCGGTTTGTTATCTCTCTCAGGATTGGAGAGACTTACAGGCATACATCAAAAACAACTGTGGTCATATATGCACGGACGTTCAAAACCCCGTATTCAGCAAAAACAGCGTATAGAGAAGGCATTGCACAGCTTTGCTAACGAATTGGCGGATGTATCAGTACTATAAGCTTCATTTCATTGTTATTGTTTGACACCATTGCTTTGCGATGAGGTAGAGGTCTTCCATTGTGGGAGGCCTCTTTTTTTATGTCCTTTTTCAAAGCTAATCGCCAGGATACCTTTGTCTTGGTAAAGTAGTATAGGTATGGCGATAAGCATAAATGATTTTAGAATGGCAATCCGGATTGATAATTCGGAAGCCAAAACAAAGTTTGCGGAAACAAAAGAACAGATAGCGGCTGTAAGGGCGGAAATGGATAAGCTTTCTGCGGAGGGCAAGAAAAACTCTGATGAGTATAAAGCACTCAAGCAAAGGCAGGATGAATTGAATAAAAGCCTGGCTGAATATCGTAAAGAAGGAGTACGGACATCGTTGTCTTACGCTGAACTGCGTAAAGGGGCTTCACAACTCAAACGGGAAATGGATAGGGCTATTCCCGGAACTGAAGCATGGAAGGCTTTGCGTCAGGATTACCTGTTGACCAAAAAGCGTATGAGAGAGCTGGAGGTGCAGGCGCGTGATACCCGTTTTTCCCTTTCAAAAATGGCGGACGGTTTTAACAGGTATGCTGCTATTGGAACCAGTGCCGTAGCTTCGTTGACCGGAGTCGTGTTGACAGCTCGTAAATGTGTTGATGAGTATGCGGAGATGCAGGAGGCGGAGAGCCAGGTTATCAAGTATACCGGGATGACAAAGGAAGAAGTGGCGGAACTGAATGAGGAGTTCAAGCACATGGATACCCGTACACCACGGGAAAAGCTTAACGCTTTGGCAGGAGATGCCGGGCGGTTGGGCATCACCGGTAAAAAGGGTGTATTGGATTTTGTGGATGCTGCCAATCAGATTAATGTCGCTTTAGGAGAGGACCTGGGAGAAGATGCAGTAAAGAATATCGGCAAATTGTCACAGATGTTTGGGGATGCAAACCGGACACTTCGTGAGAATATGCTGGCTACCGGTAGTGCTGTGAATACCGTTGCCCAAAATTCTTCGGCGGCAGAACCCTATCTGATAGAGTTCGCTGCTCGCATGGGCGGTGTGGCTAAGCAGGCAAAATTGACGATTACTGATGTGTTGGGGTTTGCTTCTGCGCTTGACCAGAACATGCTACGTAGTGAAATGGCAAGTACTGCATTACAAGGGTTGATTCTGAAAATCTATCAGGAACCGGCGAAGTATGCCAAGCTTGCTAAAATGGACGTGGAAGAGTTTACCACGCTTATTGACACAGATGTCAATGAAGCGCTTCTTCGTTTCCTGGAAAGTTTGGGTAAACTCGGTGGTATGGATAAGATGGCTCCTATACTGAAGGAAATGAAGCTTTCCGGTGCGGAAGCTGCCGGAGTGATTAGTGCTTTGGCCGGAAACGTTGAAAAGGTACGTAAGGAGCAGAAAACTGCGAATGATGCCTTCCGTGAGGGAACGAGTATTACCAATGAGTATAATGTGCAGAATAATACCGTTCAGGCAGGATTGGATAAGGCGAAAGAGAAATTTAAGAATGTACGGGTAGAATTAGGTGAGAAGCTGCTTCCTGTAATGAAGTATATGATTACGACCGGAAGCATGACAGTGAAAGGGTTAGGTGCGCTTGTTTCTATCCTATCGGAGTATAAGGGAATCATATTGTCGTCGATTGCTGTAATAACTGCATACATCGCAGCGGTTAAAGCGCAAGAACTGTGGACGAAACGTTTGACGGCCGCAAAGACATTGGAGTGGTTGCAGGAAAAGAAAAATATTATCACAACACGGGCATCCCGGAGCGGAACCCTTTTGCTGAGTGCTGCCAAATATGCTTTGAGCGGTAACATTAAGAGGGCGACAGTTGCGATGAAAGCTTTCAATGCGGCCAGTAAAGCCAACCTTTTGGGTATATTGGCTTCCCTGGCATTAGGAGCGGGGGTAGCTATTTACAAATTTGCGACCCGCACTTCAGATGCGGAAAAAGCCGTTAATTCTTTTTTGGCGCAAAGCGAAAAGGAACGTAGTCAATTACGTAAATTGACTGATGCGACTAAAGCAGCCGGGGAGGGTACAAAGCGCAGGAAAGAGTTGATAGAGGAAATAAATACCAAATATGGGCAGTATCTTCCTTATTTGCTTAATGAATATTCGTCCCTGAAGGATATAGAGCAGGCCTATCGGGATATTAATACAGAGATGGACCGCAATTTGGCGAGGAAAGTCCTTCAGGAGAAGAGTGACGAAATTCAGAATGAGAGTATGACGGATAAGATTGATGAGATGAACGATGTCCGTAATGCCCTCATTGGTACATTGCCTCAGTCACAGGTAGATGATTTCCTTCAAAAAATGGTCGTAGCTACGGATAAGAGTATTGCTGCCGGTAACACTGCTAAAAATACAGCGAAAGCCATTACCAAGAACCTTGAGAAATATTATTCGGATAGAAGCGATATCCCAAAGATACAGGGTGAGATTCAGGATTATGTTGAAGTCGTTGAAAAGGCGGCTAAGCGTATCACTGCGGTGAAGGCGGAAATGAATCCGTTCATAAACAAGCCCTCTGCCAAGAATAAGGCAAATGTTTTGGAGGAAGTCGTTATTACTCCGGGCGGTACAGGGAATGGGCATGGGAGAGAAGCGGATGAAGAAACCCAGAAAAAAGAGTTGAAAGCCCGTATGGAAAAACTGAAAGAGGCTATGCAGGAAGAGCGGAACCTGTTAAAACAGAAACTGCTGGATGAGAAAATAACGAAAGAAAAGCACCAGCAGGAACTGTATAAAATTGAAGTTTCCTATTTACTGAAACGCAAGGCATTGTTGGAATCATACGGTAAAGATGCTTCGGATATTCAAGGGCAGATTTATGATAAGATGATTGCCGAGGCTGATAGGTTGACGCAAGCTGCTAAGGATGCCGGAAAAAATTCGCAGAGTGATAATTTGGCCATTATTGATGAAGAGTTCCAGGCGCAACGGGCAGCATTGAAACAAGCCTATATATCGGGGGATATTAAACGGGAAGCGGATTATCTGGAGAAGCTGAAAGAGTTGGAACGTCAATATCTGAATGACCGGAGAGACATGCTGGCTGCATATGGGGAGGATACTTCAGGTATTGATACCCAATTGCAGGATATGGATTATGAGGATAAACAGGCTGATAAAGAAAAACAGCGTAAGAACGGTTTTCAGGATATAGATAATACTTCTTCTTTTAAGGAAAAGAATAGGCTTTTGAAAGCGATGTATGATGCGGACTTGATAACGTTTGAAGAGTATCAGGATGAAAAAGCCCGGATTGCAGAGGAACGCGAACAGCAGCGAATAGATAAGGCTAAAGCTGCATTAGATGTAGTTGGTCAGGCTACCTCTGCTGCCAGCCAAGTTATTAATGCCCTTCAGGATGCAGAGATTAGTAAAGTTAGCCGTAAATATGACAAGCAAATCAAGGCTGCCAAGAAAGCCGGCAAGGATACTACCAAATTGGAAGAAGAAAAGGAAGAAGCAATCAACCAGGTGAAAAAGAAATATGCGGATAAGCAATTTGCGGCTGCGGTATTACAGGTTACGGCCACTACTGCCGTTACGGCCATGGAAGCATATAAGGCCATGGCAGGAATACCTTTCGTCGGTCCTGCATTGGGGGCTGCTGCGGCTGCGGCAGCGGTAGCCAGTGGTGCTGCGCAGATTGCGGTGGCAAAGCAGCAGCGTGATGAAGCGAAAGGTTTGAAATCGGGCGGTTATTCCGATGAATACGTGGAAGGTTATACCCGTAGCGGGAATCCGGATGATGTGGCAGGTGTGATACCTGTACACAAGAATGAGTTTGTGACAAATCATGAAGGAGTTGCTAATCCGCATGTCCGTCAGTTCCTGGATGTATTTGATATGGCACAGAAGAATGGTACAATCCGTATGTTGAATACTACACAGATATTGGAACAGGTTCGTACCAGAAGTGGGAAGTACAGCGGTGGTTATAGTGCTGAAGAAACAGGAGTGCTTTCGCAGTCATTTTCCGGTCCTGTTTCAGAATTGACGCCTGAGCAACGTTTGCAAATAGTTGTGCTGTTACAGAAGAATAATGAACTGCTGAAGGCTATTTTGGATAAGGAATTGGTGGTAGATCCACGAAAAGTGCGGGATGGTATCAAGAGAGTGGAAATGTTAGAGAGCAATGTGCGCCGGTAATGATGTCCTTTTTCTACGGATGCTAACTTGATACATTTGCAGCATGAATGTTTACGAGGCTATAAATGAGATGAGGGCATGTACTAAACGTGGCGAGTGCTTTTCTTTTTCGTTCATGAGTTACAGCTATGAGCGCAGGAAGAGTAATGGTGTTGTGAGGGTGGAACATGCCCAACTTCGCAAGCAAAGCCGGAAAGAACATAATCGTTTTGCTGATTATATGCTAAACTTCATTGATATGGATACATTGGAGTACGGTATATGTTGGCAACCTCTTCTTCTTGAATTTAACGGTCATGAACTGGAATTGAAATAAGTATGGATAATAAATATGAAAATATAGTTCCATGGAATGGCGCCAATGATACCGGGCGGGATGTTCGCCTGAAATTGGAGCGGAATTTCTCCAGAGTGGCCGCTAATTTCTTTGAACTTGCAGATAAAGATGCGGAACTGGAGGACTGGATTAATGCGATTGTCGAAGAACTGAAGAACTTTTTGCGTAAGGACCGGCCGGATGCAACGGAATATCTTTTGAAGCTGTTTGGTGGTGCTTGGTTCGGCGAGTTTGTTGATGGCCTGATTGCCGGTAAGGGTGCAGGAATATTTCCTGATGGTAGAGGACAATTTGAACGGTTGGAAGTGCGCGGTTCACTGTCAGTGCTTGACTTGATAATAAACCAGATTCAAGGAATGGAGTCAGATTACTCCTTCACCGAGATTGGTAAGATAAAATCCGTGGAGGATTTGGGAGAGAGCACCTATCGTTTGAAAATAGAGAAACGCACGGACTTCGACTTCATGAAGTTCCAGGAGAATGATGTCTGCTTCTCCATCATCAACACACTGCTTACGGGCGGTTCCGACTATTATACAAGCTGGATGCGTATTCTTACCACCAATGCGCAGGAGAATAGCATAACGGTCGTGCTCTATCCGGACAGCGAAGTGCCGGGCGGCACGAACTATCCGCCGTTGGCCGGCTACAACGTAACCCGCAGGGGTAACAGTACGCTTCCTGAGGCAGGCGGCTTTAACGGGCGGGCACAGTCGTGGATGATTTCTTCACGAGAGGGTCGGATTATGTTCTTGTCCAATGTCTATAAGCCGATATTGGAGGACTA